TCGTTTGCTGATGGTGACTATACTGGACTCGCGCTGTACGACCCAGAGTACCTATCGGCATACGATGATCGAGATATTGCAGATGATAGCTACGAGGTTGATGACCGCGTTAAATATCATCCACGAGAAGGTTCGGCAGTTGTCAAAGTCCGAACCATCGAAGAAACTACGGACGGTATTACGACCGCTCCGAGTATTTCTCACAAAGATGTCGTTGGTTTCGTTGATGAGACCGACGCAGATGCCCCTACGTCGAAGGGACGACTTGTAGAAGAGGGCTATACTAACGATGAAAACGACGATGCTGCAACTACGACCTACAATCGGTCGAACGGCAATTTCATCGCTATTGGTGAAGCCCGCCGACCAGCAAAACAGAATGGGGATTCGGTTACGGACTTCGATACGACCGTCCGTGTTCGAATCTATTCCGAGGTCAAAAACTGAGGTACTTAAATAATGGCAACTACTTCTTTCCTTACTGAAAAAGCACAGACTCTACTTGAACCCGATGAAGATTTGATGCTTCGTCGGAGTGGCCGCGACCGTCGTGGGATTCGCCGCGAACTGGCTCCGACGACTGAAATGGAACGCGGCACTCGCTATGTCGAAGAGGGAGACGGTGTGTATGTCGATGCTAAGTCCGACATGCCAACGTCCGACACTTCGGTTGGCGAGGTTCTTGGGAACGTGGACATTGTTCGCTACGTTGGCGACAATGTTCGCATCCCACGTATGACTCACAGCATGACGCTGGACTCGGAGGATCTGGCCATCGACGGCGCAGAAGAAAAGGTCCGTCGAGCGCAGGACGCCCTCATGGAGATGTTCGATATTCAGGCCGATCTCCAGTTCCTTGAAGGGATTACCGACGAAGAGGGTAATACTGTCCAGCAAGGCGTATTCAGTTGGCTTGACGCCAATATCGATTCGAACAACGTCATTGACGCTTCGACTCTCGATGTCAGTTCCGACCTGAACGGTGTTCCCGCAAACATCGTCGTTCAGGAGGCTTATTCGAGGACCAGCGGTGAATACGTTGACGATGCATGGGACATGGTTCTTTGGGACCACCAGACCCGTGCCAACTGGAACCAGATTGACAACAACAGCGGTGTTCGTCAGTCGAGTCAGTGGCTCGATCTCGATTCGGATGTTCAGGGCGTTGGCAATTCTCTTGTCAACGATGCGGTCCTAATCCCCGACAAGATCGGACTCAATACCGCGCCCGATGCGACTGATTCGCTCCAGTTCGATATCTCCTTCCCAGACGACTCGATGTACCTAATCCCCGACCACGGTGGGGATTTCTTCCAGATGTACGAGCAGCCTGAGCCAACACTGGTTCAGGAGCCGCTTCGGAAGAATGGTGCGAAGGTCGAGTACGAATACTACTGGCGTGGTGGACAGGCATTCGGCTTCGGTTCGAACCAGACTGATCAGTACGACAACACTGCAAAAGACGTTGTTCGTATTGACAATGTGTCGAGCCTCTTCTAGATTAAGATAGAATGAGTGGAGCTAATCGTTCGCCCGATGATATTTCGTATCGGGATCAGCGTGCAGATGAACGATTAGACCATCACGATGTTCGTATTACCCGCATGGAGAAATTTGGGTATGTTCTCGTCGGGTATTTGCTTGCAGAAAACGCTCTTGGTAACGGATTAACAAGTCAGCTTATTGGACTCATTTAAATGGCACTTCCACCTTTCGCACTAACGTCTGACACTGAACTGAAAGACGCAGTTCGGGACAAGACGAGTTACAACGATAGTGCTGATGAAATGCCCGCCACGCAGATGGACGGCCTTCTGGACGACGCCAAACGTGTGCTATACATGCGTACTGAGTCCGATAAGTGGTACAATGACGTTGGATATGGGCAAGCACTGTCTGCCCTTACTGCAATGAAGGCGAAGGCAGCAGTGGAGAATGTCAATATCCAATCATACGGGATTGGTAATGAGAACGTCATGTTTTCGAACGCTGATCCTGAATCCAGCCAACAGCTTACTGCATGGTCTGCTGAGATCAACGAGGGTATCGAGAAGAGTAACCTCAACTTCGACAAGGGCGGTAGTGCGTCTTTCAGCAACACGTCTTCTTATATAGGATAAATGGTACGATCAACTGGCTTCTCTCGCTCAAGAGCATTGGGTGGGATTACACGCATTATTGGGGCCAGAGCAACTGCTAAAACATTTACGAATCCTACTAAAACTAAAGGCAGTCTGGACCAAACCAATGAAACCACCTCCGAATACAGTCTGGACGTATGGCTGTTTGACCCCGAAGAGAACGTCGTTGGTGTAGATGCTGGTGAACGTGTAACTGGGGATCTCGGTGGACTCATCGTAGACGATGGGACCAACAGTGAACCAGTTGACAAAGACGACAGAATCGTTCACGGTGGGGTAGAATACGAGGCAGACACCGTAATTGGCGTTCCAGACGACGAGAACGTGAATTACTGGACGGTTTCATTTATTCGGAGACAATAATGCCGTCTAATATTAATTCCGTCATTAAAGACATTGAAGATGTAAAGAAAGATGTCCATCGGAAACCCTACAATGCTGCGATTGACGAGATGGCCGCCCTCCAGTCAGTTATCGTAGCTAACGTTGCAGAAGATGCGAGTTGGACTGGTCAGTTGTCTAATGCAATCAAATCCCACGGCGTAGATACAGAGGATTCGGGTCATTCCTTCCGAGTCGCTGTGGGTGTGGATACGACAATTGCCCCGTATGCGGGTGTGGTTGAGTTTGGAAGTGGATCTCGACTCAACAAAAGTAGCGCATTCTCACTGTCCTCACCTACTCCAGATACATATCCATATTCTGATGGTTATCCATATGAGGCCCCCAGTGGCGTCTCTGAGGGACTTTTGGATAATCTTGAGGAATGGGTCAAAACTAAGCCAGTTGTCCCTAAGAAGGACAGTGACGGCCCTGAAGAGCTTGCACAGAAGATAGCTCATACTATTGTTGAGAAGGGTACGTATGCCCATCCATTCCTTCGACCTGCATGGTTTAATCACAGTCGCAGAATTAAAAAAACTATCAGAATGATGGTTCGGAGGGCTTTCCGATAATGGCTACCCGCAGAGATATTCGTGAAGGATTCTACAGCCATCTGGAGACTGCTTCTGATGGTCTTGTCCCTCCCGAGAATATCGGTGAGATTCAGCCCAACGACTCGGAGGGGTATCCCGCAATCACCCACGCCGACGACTGGCGTAAGATTCCGATGAACGATGGGACCAACGCCCCAGTAGGCTTGGAGCGTGATGAGAACGACGACATCACTGGTCAAATATATCAGAAAGTCCATGAGGGTTCGTTTGGTGTGTCGATCAAACACACGGATGAGAGCGAACGTGAGACAATCTACGAGATGATTCGTAGCTATTTTGAGAAATACGAGGATAAACCATGGGACGAGACTGAGATTCATGAAGACGTTGAGTGGGTAAACGTCCTCGATGCAACGTCTGACGACGATACGGATTCACGGCCAGTAGTTCGTGGTGACAGACTCATTATCCGTATTGGTTTCACTCGAAACAAAGTGAACAAAACCGATTCAATCGACGCGATTGGTCAAGATGTGTCACCGTAATTAACTTTAGTGATATAACATATGACAACATTTGGAACAACTGATTATCCATCGTCCAACGTCACTGTCGATAGTGGCGGTACGATTGCAGTTTCGGCTGCTTTCGAAAACACGATTGGTATTGTTGGTGGTATGAATACCGAAAATGGTAGTGCGAATACTGGAGAAACTATCCGAGTTTCGTCCAGCGGTGCTACTAACCAATTCGGTGAAGATTCCGAACTGAAAGATGCTGTGGATCTGGCAGCGAGAAATGGTGTAAATACCATCTATGCGTGCCCAGTCCCCGAAACGGAGACAACCGAAAGCATTTCTGCAACTACAAGTGGGACACTTGACAACGTTCCTATCTTCGATCCGAACGTTAATGGCGAACACGAACTATCGGGGACAGACACCTCCGAGTCTGCTGAACTGACGTTCAACGTAGTTTACGAAAGTCCTCCAAGTACCCCCACGGAAGATAATACGATCAATGTCAATCCGAATACGGGGGAATTCGAGGCTGATGAGTCGTCTGACTACGATATCACCTATACATATGGTGATTACGACACGGCCATTGCGGATCTTGCGAAAAAGGTTCCACGAACGATGGCCGTTGGAACAGAAAGTATTACTACAGCGAATACTCTTCTGACGACCCTCAACACCTACGCACAGACGTTCGACTTCATGCACGGGTTTGTGGGTGCAGAGCCAGACCTCACTCCAGCAGACTACAGTAATACGCTCGATGATCGACGCATTTCGGTTGTTGGGCCGTCGCGTGGATACACTGATGCGGCGAATACGAATATGGTTCGGACTGTTAACGCGGTCGCTGCAACTCAGTCTGCAAAACCACTTGGTGAGTCTACGACCGCAGATTCGATTAGCGGCATTGTAGACATCTATCAGGACTTCTCTGGTGACTTCAAAAAACTGACAGATGCACAGGTTCTCCCGCTACGTAAGAGTGGAAATATCGAAATCGTGAAGGATATGACCACCTCAACTGATGTGAAGTTCGAACGCATCTACGCCTCTGAGGTGACTGATGAGGCTTCGGAGATTTCGAACCGCATCTCGTCACAGTTCATTGGCGAACCCAACACTGGGACGAATCGGAACCTACTTGGCGAATCTCACGACTCGGCCTACGCTGAGATGCAACGGGACAACATTCTCGACGCCTATCAGATTGACATCGAGGAGGGTGCTGACCCCAACACGCTCGATCTCGATATCGCTCTCGACATTGTTGACGTGATTGATTTCATCACTGTGGATATTACTGTCGGTGATATTGTCGAGAATGGGGGTGCTTCGTAAGGAGTTGATATTCTATGACATGGAAACCTACTAACACAAACGACGTTGAACTAGTTGTCAGTATTGTTGAGCGAGACGAGTCTGGTACTCGTACTGGAAAGCGAAAGATCGCTGACACTGCTGCGGTTGTTGTTGAAGAATTCTCCATCGACAGCGAAGAGGATATGGAGGCCCTATCTGGCATTGGCAATGCGGAAGCCCGTGGCATTAGTCAGGGCGATGTCGAGCATTCGTTCTCGTTCAATATTCAGGGTGAGGATGCTGAATTGTTCAAGGATCTCGCATCCGATGATGGTCGCGCAAACGAGCTTGAAATCATCGTTCGACTGGAAGACTATCGTGACAAGCTTATCGGTGCAAAGGCTGGTACGAGGAGTCTGTCGGGGTCGAGTGGCGATTCGACCGAGTACGAGGCTGCTGGTATCTTTACGAAACGAGATACTGGAGACGCCTAAACTGTAGTCTCGATTTTTTTTTCTTCTAACATTCGTAATACGGCTTTAAATACGAAGATAGTCCCAACTATGAGCGACCTATTCCAAACACGTAAGAAAGTCGAAGACGGTGCAAAGTGGCGCGGTGAGATCAATGTCTCTATCGATGGCGAGACAGACACGTTGTGTGTCCGACAACTCCCCGATTCTGAGTTCTGGGAAGTGATGTCGCTGATCGACACTGACGAGTTGAACGAATTGCAGGAATCTCTCCCCGACGAGCAGATGGAGGAGTATCAGGAACTTAAAGAAAAAGAAGGGCTTACTGATGGGGAGCAGAACCGTCTTGAGACGCTACAGGCCGAACTTGAAAACAGTGACGTTGACATGTTCGATGTCATTTCCACTGAAACGTTCGAGGGTATTCGGAAGGCGGCCAAATACGGTGTTGAACCCGACGACGAGGACAAGCGTGATGCACTGGCTCAGTTTACTGATGAGATCCGCGACCAGTATGGTGCAGCCACCCACGAGGAGGCCGCAAAATACATCAACAACACGATGATTCATTCGATGATCGATCAGGCGACCAGTTTCACCTCGTTCACTATTGGAATTAAGTGCCTTACTGAGACGATTGGTGACACGGGAAACTTAGACGATTAGCCGAGTCCGATCAGGGTAAGGAGATATACGCCTTACACGATAATGGTCGGAAACTATTCACCTCGGCTCGTGACTGCACACCAATGCAGCGATTCGTGTACGTGATGGCGAAAAATCACCACACTGATGATCCGTCTCACGATCATGACCCCAGTGGCATGAACCAAGGAAACAAGTTCCAGAACGCCACGTCGCAGTTTTAGACTCCTTTTTACTGTATTTTATCAAAACGTGAGATGCGTCTCTACATAGATACACTCGATGGCAACTATACAGAATCTTGAGGTCGCCGTCGATGTCGATATTTCTAAGGCTCTTACTGCTTTAAATAAACTACAGAGTGAGCTTAGAGATCTTGCTTCCGAAATTGAGTCCGTCGATCAGATTGGTCGAGAGGGTATTGATGTCAATACCAGTCTCGATCAGTTAGACTCCGAACTGGCTGGCGTCAAAGCCGAGATGGAAGCGTTCGAAAAGACTGAATCTCTCGACATTGTTACGAACCTCAAAAACTCCGAGATAGCGATGCTGAGGGGCATCTTTCGGGATGCTGTAGCGGATGGTGTTGGGAGTGGGATTGTTGATGGGGCCAGTGGGGGTGGTATTTCCCCACTGTCCTCTTCTGGGACGAGTCTGCAAGCTATGGAAGCTTCATCGGCAGTGAACCTTCCAGACCTCTTCGACATGCTTGGCCGTGACAGTGGTAGTGTTGTAAAAGACAGAAGTGGAACAAGTGGACTATTTAAGAACCTTTCAAAAAGTCTGAAAGATACTCTTAGCTCGCTCAGTGGCTTCAAACTTCGGATGTCTGACATGCACAACGTTGTGGCTACGCTGATTCCTCTCCTCCTCACATTCGTTGGTGCAGTCCCAATTGCGGTTACTGGCATACTGACGTTGGCAGCCGCAGCAGCATCCGCCGCAGCAGCCCTACTCGCAATCGGAGGGTTTGGTGCGCTCGGTGTGGCAATGGGGGACAGCATGGAAATGCCGTCTGGAGAGGATTTCAGTGAGATCTTTGAAGGCGTCCGTGAGGATTTCTTTGAGGCGTTTGCACCACTGGCAATGAGCCTCGCACCGCTGTTCGAAGACGGCCTCGACGGTCTTGAGATGTTCTTCAACGCGATTGCAGACAAGGGTAAGGCCCTGATGTCACTCACTGACAATGCTCGTGCGTTCGGGAACTTCATCATCGATTATTTCCCCGATGTCCTTGCGAGCATGGCGGGAATGGTTGAAGCAGTGTCACCTCTTTTCAGTGACATTGCTGCTTACCTTCAAGATGCTGACATTCTCCGTCGATTCGTTGAACTGACGATGGAAGCCATTCCGACGCTGAAATCGTTGGCTAAACAGATCGTTGCTGGAGTCATTGCCCTTACCGAGATGTCTGTTGGATTCGCCGCAGTCGCATCCATCGTTCTAAGTTTCATTGGAACAATGGTTTCACTTGTTGGACTGCTTGGATTTACTAACGAGCAACTTGGTTTGATGATTGGTGGTGTTCTGACACTTGTTTCGGCAGTGGCTCTCGCCAACGCCGCCCTTCTCAGTTGGCAAGCTAAGGGTATTGCCGCTGCTGTTACTGGTATTTACGCCTTCTTTGTAGGTCTAATTCAGGCCAACTCCGCAATGACGTACCTTGCAGCTACGGCTGTTGGGCAGGCTCTAACGTCCATCTACGGATTTGTCACAGCCCTATTTGCTGGTGAGATTGGTCTGTTCTCATTCGCATCTGCTGGCTTCACTGCCACTGGAGCAATAGCCGCACTGATGACAATAGCCTCTCTCGGGGCATTAGCGGGACTCGCTGTCGTTGCTACTGGAGTTGCATCAGAATTCCTCGGAATGGCTGATGGAATTGATTCGGCAACTGCATCACTGAAAGAATTCGACAAGGTTGCTGGAAAAACTGGTGGTGGGAACATGAATCCATACGGTGGTCCGAATGGCGCACCGCAGAGTGGTGCAGCAGACGCACGGTTCTCTGGCACTGGGGACAGCACGGTTGTGTTCAACTCCAGTGGGAACCGCGAACAGGATAAATCACAGTCTGACAGTCTTGAATGGACACAAGCTCGGTCTACTGGGAGTCAAGCATAAATGGCGACAATATCTGTAATCAACGAAAATGGGGAAGTTGTTGATCGTGAGATAACCAGTCGTAATATCACGATTGTCAAAGACGCCGACATCAACACCCAGAACGGTGAGACATCCATTGACAGTGTTGACAGTATCGAGCCTGCAGTTGTTCAACGTCTCAAATACGACGACGAGGGTAAGCAGTCCCAGACCACGACCGTCTGTGGTGAGACGGAGAATAGACGTGAGGCTGATCGAGGTGTAGACTTCACTGTTGAGGGAATTCTCGTCAAAGATCAGTTGGAAGATATTAAAAATCTCAAACAATTTGGTGAGTTTACGTTAGTTTCTGACATTGAAACTAACACATTTATTGTAAAACGGACAACTATCGAGCAGAATACTGAAATTATTCATTTCACGCCGAATGGTGGCACAGAACAGTTGGCATTCCCGTTCCAACTACAACTTAAATATCCAGAATCATGAGTGACAAATTACCTATTCGCAACCTTGCTTGTAAGAGTGAAAACACTCCTCAGGAGGCAGAGGTCCGTGTGGAGATCCTGAACGACTCTGAGTGGGTTCGAATACCAGTTACGATGTGTGAGTTGTACGGGAATAAAGATGGCCCCTCTGACCTTACACGGACGGCTAAGGTAAAGTTCCCTGTCGAGTGGGGTGGTGAGTCCATTGCACAGTATATCAATGGCTTCAATTCAGACTCTCCCGAGTCGCCGTATGATCAGTGTCGTATATGGTTCTACGACGAGCAAGACGACACATATCAAGTCTCTCACTACGGATATGTTGGTGGGGTGGGTCCAGCAGCAGAAAGCGGCGTGATGAAGATGTGGGTGTATGACCCAGCCGACATGATGAGAGGCATTCCTGTTTCAAAAACATTCGGAGATCCTGAAATTGAACAGGTACTCCAATTCGTTCTAACTGGGAAGGACGAAGCTGGGCGAGATGTAGGTCTCGAAAACCGTTCAGTATTTGACGATATTAAAGTATACATTGCTGGTATTCAAGAAGTTAAAGTTCAAAAACAAGATACTTCTGATTTCGGTGGTATAGCAGACTTACTTGAAAATGCAGAAGTTGAAGAGCCTAACTTCCAACTTGGCGGTGAACTACCCATTGTTGGAGGTTTCCAACTCAACGTTGATGATTTAATTGATGATGTATATGACTTCTTCCTTGGTACTGAGGTCACAAGTGGCGTTCTCGGTGGTCAAAAAAGATTCCAGTTAAATCGCAACAACATGGTTGATCTGATGAACTGGTTTGCTGGACAAGTTGGAGGAAAGTGGCACTTCGAACCAACCCCACATGGCCCAGTGCTATTCTTCGACAATACAAGCTCAAGCGGCATAGAGTCGCCTGACGGGGATTTCTCTCGTCGTCTGTTCGAAGACAGTGAGATGACTCAAGAACTCCGAGAGAAAGGCGATGTGGCCGACTACAGGGACCGTGACATCTTTGAGAAGGTCACAGTATTAGATAACAGCGCACTTTACGATATCAAGCCTTTCAATTCGATTGAACTGTTTGGAGAGTCGTTTGATCCATCACTGTACCAAAACTACGCCCGAGACACACCTTCTGGTTCTGCATCGATTCGCACAGAGGTTTTCCCCCGTGTAAAGATTACGTATCAACCCCTTCTCGACCGTGCTGGTGGGATGGAATACGCTGCACCAGCCGTGGAGTCGGATAAAATTGATCTCAATAGTGCGGTCGCAGAAGCTAAAAACGAATTCAGACAACATCTGGAGGAAGAAACTGAGGGTTCTATCACATTGAAAGGAGAACCTTACATACTTCCATACGATTATATTAAGACTGTTCCAGTATGTAACGAAACCTATCCTGATAGTAACCTTTCTCCAATAACCTATGAAGTCAACAGTGTAAAGCACACAAGATCTGTTGGGGAGAGATATAAAACCCGTCTGGGTGTAAGTCTTATATTTGATGAGAGTGATGAAAATATAAATGTTGAAGATGAATACATTAAAGTATAATTATGGTTAAAAATAATCCTTCAAACCCATATACCAGAGACGATACTAAGACGCAGAAAGATGTTCCAATGCCTATTTCTAAGGCCACAGTCCTTTCCGCAGTGTCGAGACGGGATGGATACCATGCGGCTCGTATAAAGGTCCACGGAGATGAGGCCCCATACGACGCACCCGTACTCCCATTTACTATTGGAAGCGCGCATATCCCGAAACCAGACACGAACGTTGCTGTTCTGTTTGGACCAGACGACAAACCGTGGATTATTGGACCTTGGTACGCCGATGATGCTGTTAAAGACGGTAAGATAGATAGTCCAGAATACGAGGCTGGAGAGGTAGTCGTTGGGAACCACACTGGATCTCATATCAGAATTGATAACGACGGAGATGTTCACATTAATTCTGAAGGTGGAGATGTTTATATTAATGGTACTAAACAATAATGGTAACAGAAGACCTTTTTGATATAAAGATAGACGAGAGTGGTGATATTGAAATTGATAATGCAAATGACATTTCACTCATCAGTGGGTTTGAAAATTTACAACAGTCCGTTCGAATCGGCGCGAAGGGGGCAATTGATCAGTTTGTTGGGGGGAAAGTTAGTGGATCAACAGTTGCGTTGCTTGAGGAACGACTGAAAAACGCACTCAACAATGATCCGCAAGTTGGTGAGATAACTAATGTTACACTTTTGGAATATGACAAACGAGACAACAGTATTGAGGCCGAAGCGACAGTGACAGAAAACGAGAACTTTACTATTGAGGTGACATCGTAATGCCACTTGAAGATGATTATGTCGAATGGACCGAGCAGGAAATTATCGATATTCTTGAGGATGAGTTGCGTGATGGGTTTGGTGCTGACATTGACTTAACCACATCATCAGTTTTCCTCACTCTCAGTGAGGTAATGGCTGCACTCAGTAAAAATCAGGAAGGAAGTATTAAAGATGTCTACGAGAGTGGTTTTCTCGATACAGCCCAAGGTCAGAACCTCGACAACGTTGTGGCCATTATCGGGATCAACCGCCGATCAGCGATTTATTCGACGGGTTCGCAGAGATTCATCTCCGAGTCTGCGGTCACGAGCAATTATACGATTCAGAAAGGCGTCAATGTTCAGACCCGTGGTGACAATCCAATCCAGTTCGAAACGACACAGACTGCCACACTAAAATATCTTGACGGGTTTGAGAGTGGTTCGCTTTCGAACTACTCGGGTGATGTCAATACTGGAACGTTTAGCACAGTCTCAACACATCCATTTGAAGGTTCAACTGAACTTGAGGCTGGTCCCACTGCCGATGAACACATTTACAACACGAATGTGAGTATTCGACGTGGTTCGAAAACGAAATACCACGTCTATGCAGAAACGGATACTATTCCTACAATTACGTTTGGTATTCAGGACGCAAACAACTACTATCAAGCAGTAATAGATACGTCTCTGGGCGAACTACGCATTGAGAAGGTCGAGAGCGGTTCTGTCACCCAGACGATTAATACACAGTCTCACGTTATTCCAGAAAACGAGTATCTCAGTGTTGAGCTTGATTGGAATCTGACTGACAATATCAGTCTCAAAGTTATTGACGATAATGATACAGAGTACACTGTAGGCGGTGTTGACTCTGATGAAGAACCGTGGATTGATGGGTTCTACGGATTCAAGAGTCTCGATAGCACTGGTTCGAAGTACTGGGATGAGGTTGGGCAGATGGCTGTCACTGCCAACATCCGTGCCAAGAACGGTGGTGCGACGGGGAACGTTGGTGCTAATTCCATCACCGTTCTCCCCTCACCGCCCGCTGGTGTCAGTTCGACTACAAATATCTACCCCACTGGCGAAGACTCCCAAGAGGGTACTGGTGGGGGTGCATTCGTCATTGGGCAAGACCGAGAAGAAGACGATGAGCTTCGGGAACGCGCTCGTAATAGTGTTTCAAGTGGTGGTGATGCAACAGCCGAAGCACTGATCTCTGAGGTTCTCAATGAGGTGGATGGTGTCACGTCAGTTACCCTCTTCGAAAACAAGACTGATACGACGAACGGTGATGGTCTACCACCGAAATCTTTTGAAATGATTGTTTTCGGTGGGGGATCTAAAGAAATTGCCGATGCAATATTTGATAAAAAAGCAGTCACGTCAAATGATATTGGCGGTATTCGGGGAACAGAAGTTACTGAAACCGTCACAGCGGAATCCAATTCACAACAGTTTGAGATTGATTTCTCCCGACCAAGTAAACTTTCTGTCTCAATGACAATGGATATTGTTGTGAACGATACTTATATTGGCGACAGTAAAATTGAAGATCTCATTGTTGACTACATTGGCGGAATCAACAACAACTTCAGCGAATCCATTGGGCTTGGTGTTGGGGAAGATATCTACGTCGATCAGATCGAAGACATTGTAGTTGGGCCCGATGAGACTGGTGTGATTGGGTTTAACACAACCGCATCCTCGGATGATATCGTGACCACACCATCAACCACGACTGATGGTAATGGCCTCCAGATCGTTTCTGTGGGGGCTAACGAGGTTGCCTACACTGACGCCACTGAAAATGATATCACTATCAACACGATGGAGATATAATTATGGGTAATCTTGTCACAGAGAAAGTAGTTTCTACATTTACTGGAAGTGGTGGAAACTGGACGTTCAACGGTTCTGCTCAGTATAAGAACAATCGAGCGCGTCTTACTCCAGAACAGTCAGACTCGGAGGGGAACATCAAATGGCGCGGTCAACTCTCCGAGAAGGTCTGGCGGGCTGAGTACCGAGTAGATATAGAGAACAACGATACGGGTTCGGCAGAGGAAATTGTAGTGCTTTTCTACCACGACAATGCTGGATCATCGTGGCAACCACAAAATGGATACTACCTTTCGTTCGACCACAACGACAATGAGGTACGTCTCGTCCGTCGAGATGATGGTGTAGATAGGGAAACATATACACAGTCGCTGGATATTTCTGGAGATGCAGCAAACGAGCAACACAATATTCGTGTCTCGTTCGACTACGGTTCTGTCACCGCATACTTTAATTCGAAAAAAGTATTCGAACAAGAATTAGACACTGTAGACTACAGTGGCGACGGATTTGGATTCGGTGCAAGAACCACTACAGACGCCTCAGCACAGTTCGTTGACGACATTAGACTAATATCCCTCACTGATAGAAATATCAAACGTGCTGAAGATGAGTGGGATAATTCTGGAATTGCGTTCGGTAAATCTACCAACACGCACCAACTTGTCGAGAGTCTGGCTTCCATGTTGGATAGGTCCGATAAGACTCTCTACGACGTTAAACGGTCGAAGCATATCGATACGGCTTCGGGTTCTGATCTCGATAGGTTCGGTGAACTTGTTCAGTTAGATCGAAAGAGCGAGGAATCTGACGACAAGTACCGCGCCCGACTCAAACTCCAGTTCCGTGTGGGTAACATTGGTACGACGTTCGATGCATTCTCCGAGTTTGCGGCGGTGTTGCTCGAAACGAACATTGACAATATCACGTTCAACTCTAACTTTGAGCTTAATCCAGCCACGTTCGATGTAAGTGCCAAACCAGAGGTGTTCAATAAGGCTTCTATTAGCAGATTAGAGACCGCTGAGTTCCTCTCAGAAGCAGTTCCAGCGGGACACAATGTTCGGGCCTTCGAAATTGGGAGTTTTCGTCTCAAGAGCAGTGGGGACAGCGATGATCAAGATAAAGGTCTGACAGGTGATGGTACTTCCACTGGTGGGACTCTTACTAGAGAAATAGTGGGACACAATGTTCGGGCCTTCGAAAGTGGGAGTTTTCGTCTCAAGAGCAGTGGGGACGGCGATGATCAAAATAAAGGTCTGACAGGTGATGGTACTTCCACTCTTGGGACTCTTGCTAGAGAAAGTCAATGAGATATACTAAAACATGTGAGCTTACGACTACC